TCGCCCATGCTCGTTTGTTTAACGGGCTCAGTGACACCCCGCCGATCTCTGCTTGTGACATCCGGTACCCAAATGAAGTTCTTACCTTCATTTGAGCTGCTTGCTCACGCGCGCTTACATCGATCATCTCTTGCTGTAATTTAGCCATTTTAGCTTGGAGAGGGTTACCTGCTGCAGCTTCAGACGCGCTTTTTTTTCCACGGTCCTCTGACATTATACCGTACCTTTTTTGCCATTCCTTAATTACTCTCTCCGCATCTTTTTGTTCATCACGCATCTTTTTATAAGCATCGATAGACTCCATTACTTTTTTAACAGCAAACCCACCCGCCCCTAGAACCACAGCTGCAACAGCAGCAACTTTCGCTAAAGCCATTGCTACCAGCCCCAAACTTTTTTTCGATTTACCCTGGACGCTTCCTGCTTCAGCATCCTCCAGTACTTTATCAGCCGGTGATTTACCGACCTTCGTCTTACCTTTTGTATCCTTTTGATACTTAGGAGCCAGTTTAAAATAAGTATCCCAAAATAGCTTGGTTTCATTTACCAGTCGCGTTCTTTCAGGCCCTGTTAATACCGGATTTATTCTTTTTGAGTTAACTACATCCCTTTGTAATGTAGATTTGCTTTTCTCCCCCGCGATAGAGTCAATTTTTCCCAGAAGTTCTCCTCGGAAGACTCCAGACATAAGTCCGCGTTTTTTAGATTGGTCAGCCACAAATATATTTATTCATCGCTCGAAGAATCAAAAAATAAAGAATCAATAGTTATCAATACACCGCCTACTGTTAAAATATCATTTTCGTATTTGTTTACAGTGGCTATAAACTCGGATATATCTCTATAAATGGCTAGTGGTAATCTTTCAACTAACTTAATTCTTTCCTCAATTTTTATTTCAGACATATCTACAACTTCGTCATCTATTTTTAAACTGTCGATGTACTTTACTATTTCAACCAGATATAAAATACCAACATGCTCCGTAAGATCATCATCTAGTGTACTAATAGTTTGTATACAATTAGTAAGTAATATATTTTCTTGTTGCAGGGTCGGTACTTTTAGGTGTATTGTTAAGTTCTCATGCCTGACTGTTTGCTCCGGAGCAATATTAAAAGAATTTTCTTTAATATTATTTAAAATTTTATGTAATTCCACTTCCCCGTCATTAGTTTGGATTTTATTACCCAAAGCTTCTTTTCTTAATTGTATAGTAAAAGGTAACCTATCATATATCTTTAAGTCATTCAACCCGGAATTATCAATAATAACGTTATTCAGGGTTTTGCTAAAATTTAATGTACCCCTTATACCATCTAATGCAGGGGCAATAAGATCTTTTTGTTGCTTTAAATTTAATGCTTTTGTTTCTACTTTTTTATTTAAAGAAGGTACAAATACCTCGAATTTAGTATTATTAAGCTTATCTAGCTTTGAAATAAATTTAGAAACGTCACTAATCATAAAAATATTTAATTAGCGGAACTAGATTGCAAGTTAGCATCTCGATTGTTAATTTCTCGTTCATATAAGCTATAGAAATCTTCTATTTCCTTAAAGGTGCAGTTGGTTAAAAAAGCCATATCTGGTATCCTGTGAGATAAAGCAAAAAGAAATTCTCTGTAGTCGGATTCTACCATAACATTAAAAATAGATATTAAAAATGCTGGCAGATCCGTAGAAAGAACGTTCAAGCTTAATTCATCTATACTTACCTTCTCTCTTTTCGCCCAAACATTTATATTAAAAAATCTTTGTGTCTTATCTAGATAGTCACTTAAATGTGGTAGAAGTTGTTTAGGTAAAGAATTAACCAGTTGATTAAATTCTTCACTAGTTAGCTCGCCAGTGGTAATTCTTTCGTCACCAATTTGTATGCTTTCGATTAAAGAGAATATCGAATCTGAATCTCCTAAATTAAATCGGCTCGGGTAATTAAGAACATACTTTACATCGTTAATATCGACATGTTTTTTAATTTCTTGTGCACCGCCAATATTTTTTAGAATAAAGTCTAAATTTATTTGAATGCCACCCTTATCAGAGTTCATAGTGATATTATCACCCACACATCGTTTTCTTAAAAGTATCAGCGCTGAAAACTTTTCTAATACGTTTAAATTTTTAGTACAAATAAAAGATTCTAAAAATTTAGTTGAGCATGCCAAAGAAGAATCTTTTAAATAAATTAATTGTTTTAGGTCTTTATAAACAAATTCTCGGGCAATCACTTCCTTATTATTAGGAAGGTGTAGAGCAAGTTCCATTATAATAATTATATTAAAGTATCAATTAAGCAAACGATAGTCTCTAGATCAAACGGTAATCCCTACATGAAAAGGTAACTGTTTTGGCTAGGAAGTCTTGTGAGCCGTAGTTTACTGTAAACCCTTCGCAGTTCGTAGGAAACACATGACTAAATTGATATCCTTTATGTTGACCACCGTCATTACTCTGTTGTTTTACTGTAATAGAACCTCTGTATATACCATTTACTAGGCCATCTCTACCTATAGCTATCATCCAAGGTCTAAGATAATTATGTTCAATATCTGTGCCCACAGTTTCTAAAAAATTAATAGCTACAGTTCTTGTTAAAAAGCTCTCTCTTTGCATAAGACCGTACCCAGGTAAAAATCCACCTCTGTTTTCTTGCCCAAATTCTGCAAATGTGCTTGATTCGTTAGGTATCGTCACCTCTTGTGCTAGAAATGCCGGCTTATTGCCCAAATTACCATCAAGCCCGGGGACACCTTCAGGCATCGTCAATTCCACCTCCCATAAAAAGGGCTGAGGTAATTGCCCAACGGCTCCTGGAAACTGTTGTGGTGTTGCCATATTAATTATTTATACTTACCATCGAATATCTTGAATATGCAAATGTTGTTTGAAAATTAACTACCTCACCAGTGCCATCAGCAATAGAATAGTTAACGTCGCCAATATTTCTAATTTGAGCGTGATGTAATGTAAGGAATAATTGAGGTGTAAATTTTTTGTCGAGTACTTGTAATATTATGGTATCATCGCCAAGCTGTGTTTTCCCTGTACCTGTATTTGAGTTCCACGTTTGAAAGGACATTGTGTCAAGTTGAGCCCTTAAATTACACGACATGTCACAATAAAACTCTACTGGCCAGCCGTCAGCTTGTGAATAGGTTGCTTTACCACCATAATGAAATTCGGTTCCCTTATAGTTAACTATTTTATCTTCTATTATACGTCCTGGTAAACTCGCCGTCCTAGCTAGAATTATATCATTGAACGGTATGCCCATAAGCGACAACAATCTAAGAGATATATCACGAGAGAAGTCGAGCTTTGCTCTCTCATAAAAGTCTTGAATATTTGCCGCCATATAAATATTTAATCGGCAGCTATATTACCTTACAGCTCTAATTACGCGTCTCCAAATTCCCCTATAGTTGGTATTTGATACCACTGATAGGCAAAGGTCGCATCAAATGTTTGAACCTCACCTGACCCATCAGCGATAGCATAACTAATATCGCCTAGGTCTCTAAGCTGTGTCCCGATTAGTTTAATCTCGCTAACTGGTTCTAAGCTTTTATCTATAACCTCTAAATTTATAGTCCCTTGCCCAATTCCATACGCTCCGGTGCCTATAGGTGGGGCATTAATATTTCCATCTTCTGTTCCAAATATACTTCGAGACACTTTTTCTAAGAGACCGCGTAGAGAGCACTCTTCGTCACAATAAAAGTCTATACCCCAGCCACTCGATCCAGAATAATCTGCCTTACCACCTAAGTGAAATTCTTGCCCAGCAAAGTTGACTGTTTTATCTTGTATACTACGCCCCGGGAATGTGGCTGATCGCGCATATACTAGTTCTCTATCTCCGCTAAAGTCTTCAAGACCTTCTATTCCCCAGGAAATTGTTTTAATTCTAAAGGAAAAATCTCGCGAGAACCCAGCTTGAGCTCTTTGATAAAAGTCTTGGATATTTGCTGCCATAATAGTATTTAATCAAGTGTCTAATACCCTGATACTAATTCTTCAAAATTTGCATCTGTTTTTGTAGCATAGAAACTTACCAAAATAAATTCAGCTGTCCTAACTGGTTTAATATAAATGTCGACTTTAAGTTCATTTGCATTAATAACCGCTTGAGTATTGTTTCTTTCATCACATACAATTAGGTAGTCATGTAGACCGTCAGTATTTTTTGCATTTTCGAAGATAGGGGTTAATGTATTAACAATTCTAGTTCTTGTAAACTCATTATTTTGCTCAAAAACAAACAATCTACAAGCTTTCTTAGTAGGTCTTTCTAATGCTAAGAATAATCTCCGTACATTAATTCTATCAAACGCGCTTGGTTTTTTGTTCAGTGTCTTTTGACCAAATATAACTTGCCCCTGACCTGGGAAGAACGCTACCGGGTTAATATTGCTCTTATATAATTCATCTCTTTGCTTCTGATTAGGATTAATTGCTATATCCGTCGCATTAATTGTCCCGCGGGTAAACCCTGCCGGTGCAATCCATGGATTAGCAATAGAGTCTGTCCTAGCCATTGCTGCAGCTGCATATCCTGAAAATGGTACCCAAACTAGATCACCTACAAACTCATCAAAAACTTGTGCCCATTGTCCATAAACAGCTGCGTAAGATGTGTTTTGAGACTCAAATTGATGGCGTATTGGCCATAATATATCTTTTTGGAAGTTAAGTTCTCTGTTATCAAGAACCTTTGTATTTTGACCTGTTACTAAAATTTGTCGCATTACATCTGCCACAAAGATACAATCACCTCTAGTACCACCCGCTAGATAAGGCGGTTTGCAGAAGTTATCAAATTTTTGGAAAATAGTGTTGTAACTATTTCTAAGAGTTAAGGAATCTCCTGATATACTATCTGACGTTCTTAATCCATTTACAGCTTGCTGTAAGGATAAGTTAGTGTTAAATTCATCATAATAGTCTGTACTTGCTGCACAACTAGCAGCGTATATAGTACCTAAACCACCTTCAACAACTACATCAATATCATATACTTCATCATTAGTTATCCTATTAAGAACTCTGTCAATTTTTTCCGGAAGAGCGCCAATAAGCTTATCTGAAATTGGCTCAACATACCCCCCGATAGGGAATAATTGACCTGCATCAGGTCCAACGTCTGTGTTATAAGCGCTTAATCCCAACCGTGGGTCACCGAGCTTGGCTGATAAGTCAACATATTGAGCATTATTTAGCCCTGCTTCAGCTCTACCAGCTGCGGTTTCCATTAAAGTGCCTAATGAGCTATTATATATCCTAATCCATTTTGTTGGATTACCACTGCTGTCTAATGCATCGCCGCCAGATAGTTGATTAGATATATATGGGTTTACCAGTACTTTTACATTTCTTGATGCATCGCTTTTATTACCGAGAAAGTCGCTGGTCTCAGGACCACCGTCAGGATTTAATTCCTTTCTAAAATAATTTATCGATCCCGCGAATGAGTCATCTACTACATAATCTAGTTTAAATGCTTCTGTAGCAAAAATAGACTTACGTAGCTTGAACACCCCTAGGCTTAATACATCGCGAGACCCAGCCCCGTCAATTTCATAATCGGTAATATTTTCCATTACTTCGGAAATACTATTATTTAACCCATTTGTGGCAGGGGAACTAGTTGCAAATTGTAATGTTGTAGCGGGTATCTTTTTATACTCATTTCCACAAAGAACAGAATTAATAGTTCCACTATTTTTATCTACTGAATAAACATTCTTTATACTGGTAAAATCTGCTGCAGGGTTAAGATTAGAATTGTCTTGTAGACCTACATAATATCCCTGGAAATTTCCATCAATAGTAGTTTGAGATTTATTTAATACGATTATTGCGGCTTTTCCTAAAGCACATAACACTCCATTAACTGTAGTCCCTGATCCTTGATTAAAATCCTTAACACCTCCACCTGTATTGCTCCAATCAAACAATGTGCCGGCCACTGCACTTAAATACTGATTTTGTGTAAG